CTGAAACCATATCCAGCCAGTATTTCAATGTCTGTCTGACTCGCATTTGTACTCCTGTTTCCTCCACTAGCATCTGGGTAAATATATATCTTGTTCATAGGGTATCTGGATTTGATAGTTTGTGCTAGGGCATCTGTATCGTGAACCCCAGATATTTCGTCAAATATTAACAATTTTTGATCTTGGATAATGCCGATCACGCAGTTCATATTCCCAATATTGAAATCCAAGCCAATTCTTAATGGTTCAAGACCAATCTCAGGCATGACATTGGTGACATTATTCTCTCTGGTAAAACGATCATATACTTGCCCTGTCGTTAAATTAATAAATTCTCCATTGAGGTAAGCTTGCAGCATAGAAGGATCATAGTTAGAACGCATTCGCTCTAAGAAGTCTGGGGGAAGGTGGGGATTATCCTCTGACCTCATTTTAATAAGCTGCCTGTCGGTTCTTTCCTTTGCTTCATCTGTACCAAAGGTCTGATATAACCAGCGAAATCCCTCTGGTGTACTAGCTGCACAAAACTGTCTAACATTACCAGCCCTGAGTCGTCCAAGTATCTTTGGAAAAGCTCTGTCGCAAATACTTGGAGATACAACATCTATTTCGTCTGCAAGACAAAATGCCAGATTCAAGCCTATTATCCGACTCCAGTTCTCGAAGCTGCGACATAACAGCTTGCAATCTCCCTCTTTTAAATGAATTACATACTCTGGAAGTGGACTAGCTCTGAAGCTGTAAGGGATTTCGTAATGCTCCAGAAACTGATCGAAGTCTGTCTGCCAAATGTCTCTAATTAAAGGGCCAGTAGGTTCGAGGATTGCACCAATATATCCAATATTCTGTGCCGCTAGTTTTAAGGCCATTGCACAAAGAGATCTTGTCTTTCCAGCACCATAGCCAGCAGATAATCCAACAATCTCTGTTTGATTGTCAAAGAATAGTTGTTGCTGTGGGTGTAAGTCGTTTCTAATCCTAGTAAGTAGCTCAGTAGTATCTATATCGGTGTAATGACTACCAATATGATCTAAAACAGAACCTTCTCTGTTAAGTATGCTCAAGACATCACCTGACCTACTTTAGCCATTGAGTTAATGCAACCTAAAGCCACTGTTAGCTGTCCTGACTTCCTAGCCTCTTTTGCCAGTGACGCATATTGAGCTAAAACTTCTGCAGTAAATTGCCTCCTGTCAATATCAAAGTCTTGCTTGAGAATCTCCCTTGCATCTGAGATATAGCTATCCACAGTCCTATGTGTAACACCCCACTCAGTTGTTGCAAATTGCAGTATATCTGATCTAACAGTGCCAACAGACAAAAGGTTAGCCACTTTATTGACTCTAAAGTTATGTTCTGTCTTACTAGATCTACCTTTTGCCACAAAATTAAGGTTTTTATTAGTCTAAATGTAGCGTCAATTGCTAGTTTTTGTCGATTTAATTATATATTTACTATGTTCTGATTCTTGCCAACATCTGTGGTCACAAAGCATTTTTGCAAGTGCTTTTAAGGCAGATAAGTCATAACTTGCTAAATAGATATGAGTTCTACCTTCTTCAAAAGGCTCACAATTAATTAAAACTTCATCTTCTGGAAAATCTTGATAGCCCCAAAAGTTACCCATAGCTAGGTGAATTGGAGTATTAACAAAGGCAGTTTTAATTGTTTGAGAACCGATTTCACTTAATTCAAGTTCATAAGGTATTGGCACACCATCTAAGCCATCAAAAACCATAAGATATTTTTTCCATTCTTCATCAAACCAAATTTGGTGTTTTGGAAATTTAGGCTTTTTAGGTAATTTTGTCATTTTTTCATGTTGATATATTTGAATTAACATGTATAGGTTCAATCCATTTAAGAGATTGTTTTGTTTTTTTAGCACCAGTTAAGTAAGTATGCCAGTGACCTCTCCTCCAGTGGGATGCTTTTGGTGAGCCTTCTTTATCATCAGATTTTAACCTTTTTCTTGTTTTACTTATAAATCCTTCTCCAATCCATACATTATTTCTAGCCTGTCTATGTTTTCTAAGAGAACTAAAATTATGACCTGATGAAGTAGAGAGAGGTTTTGATTCAGAAATTAATTCTGGCCTGTAAGCCATTGTTAACAATGTATGTACAGCAATTTGTCGCATTTTTGAACAAGCAGCATGAGTTTCTGATTTATAACCAGCAATGCAATATGGATTTAAATCTGCCTCTGCATGGTTCATATCATCCCATCTAGTTGTGTCAATTATTGCAGTTCCATAATCACAAAAACCTATAATCCAAAGCCCCTCCCAACCATTCAAGTCCTTTGATTTTTCATCTAATTTCAGATTGATTCCATATCTTGCACAAGCTGAACTAAAAGAATTGCCTGTCATAATCAATAATGCTTTTAAGGGATAATTCCATTCATCAAAAAGCAAATTATTTGGAAGATTAAGAATAAAATGTTCTAAAGCTATTGGCGGTTTAATTATGCCTTTTACAGTGGTTTTTAAAAAAGCTTCACCAAGATTTCTTGAAATATTTCTTACTGGTGAATCTTTATAAAGAGCGTAACTAGCTGCCAAGCCTGCCTCAGTTTCACACTTAAGTTCATTTATTCTCCTTTGCAATAAGACAGATAAAGTGCCTTCAAAATACAATAAATGACTTAATAAATCTTTCCAAGGTGTATATCCTACAGGTGCAGAATAAAAGTGTTGTTTTTCTCTGAAAGGTTCAGTTTTAGTAATTTTAAAAAGTCCTTGCCTAAAAAAATTTCTAGCTTGAGGAACATTGTCTGGGTTTAAAATTCTAGAAGTTTGCGTCAGTTTAAGCATAATGTCTCAACAGATTTGTAGGTTTTCATAATGATTTCATGGTAAAGTTTGCAAGTTTGTCTTTCACCTCTTGTATTTCTGGTGAACAGTTAATTAAGTTTTTTTCTGGATTTTTTTTGTTTTGACTCATAACTTTATTCATAAACTTTGCAGTTTTAGACCATCCTTCCTTTCTCATATTGTGGATGTCTCGAACAACGTTGATGTCAATATCAACTCCGTAAAAGTTTCTAATAACACCATTTTCATTCCTGTAGCCTTTACAGACTAATTGGTTGTCTTGGTCGTAAGTTGCATTTGCAGCGGAGCAGTAACATATAAGGGCTAAATCATGTCCACCACAGTGCTTTCCTGAGTCGTCCTTATCGTAGTCGGGCAAGTGTTGATTGATTAGACCATCAGAATTATGTATTATTCCAGAATCGTTACAGGCATAACATTCATATTGAGGTGCATGAAAAGTTATTTCCCTGTCGATAGGTCGTCTTTTATAGGTTTTCATTAGTTTCAGAAATAGTTTTTATTTCAGCAAATATTGTTTTAAATTTTTTATCTCTTTTTCTAGGTCTGGACATTCTCTCTTTTCCATAAAGATTTAAATTTTCAAAATCTTTGGTGGTCATGTCTTTACTGGCATGTAGCTCATTTTCATTAACAAACATGGTGTTTAAAAAGGGGTGTTTTTGGGTTTACTAAATGTAGGTGCTTTTCTTGTAGCTGTCAACAAATATTGCTCATATTGACCATTCTTAATCCAGCGGTGAGCATCACTAAACAAAGGAGTAAACTTATCAGCCTTAAGTGACTTTCTTCTGGCTCTTATATCGGCTTCAAGGCAGTCTTTTAGTTTATCCCTTGTCTTTGTATCTAATTTCATAAATTCGTTGTATGCGAGCTTTTTTGATAGAGATATAGTTCTCATATCTTTTGGAATTTCTAAGTAAGTTTGCCAGAAAGAATTAAAGCTTTTATTTTTATAGTTATTTGTTTTAGTTATATTGTTTTTCTTAGGGTGTAGCTGTGACACCACCCCAGTCTTTCTCTGACACCCCCCTAGTGTCTGTGTGATACTACCCCCGTTTCTCTCTGACACCACCCTAGTTCCTGTGAGATACCCCCCAGTAAACGCAGGGTCTTGAACTGGTAATGCCTTGCATTGACTCCAGATTGTTACCCTGTAGCAATTTGTTTTCTGGTTATGCTCATCAATCCTATATTGCTTTTGCAAAAGGTTTAGCTCCACTAATTCATTAACAGTTCTAATTACTGTGGATCTAGACATCATTGCGTCCTTAGCGATAGTTGCATAACTAGGCCAAATATTTGGATAGTAACTTTGAAGAACCCAAAGAACCATTAACTGATGTGGTGTAACCTTTCCTTTCAAAGATGATGGAAGTGCTATAAATGGTGTATTTTCTGGAATAAAACTCATTTTATGGAAT